ATAAAAACACATGAATCAGCGATCCTGAAAGCACAGGCAGAATGGGAGGCAGGGAGATGAATCGTTTATCAAGTGACGAGATAGAGAAATATATCAGGGTAAAAAACAATTCTACCGGAGTACAGGGAATATCAAGAGCTGATCTTGAAAAACTTGATCTTGATTCCATTCCCGATATTGTCAGCAGGATTGGAAATGTTATAACAACATCAAACGGATTGAGTTACAACCATGACTCTTTCACCCCGCGATCTGGTAGTGTTTATTTTAAGCCGTCGTTTGCAGGAAATCAAATTGCTATTGCTAAACAAGGAAGGGAAATTATATTTTCAGATGGTAGATGGTTTTCTGGAAGCTAAAAGGAGGCAACCAATGGCCGATAGATTCGATGAACACGCGGTTAAACTTGAGCATGATTTGAAAGATAGTTGCTTCGCTTACTGGTCATGGAATCAGGAAGAAAAGCAGTATACCGGCGAATGGGACAGCGAACTAGCGAAAGAAATACTCGCCGCGTATCTACGTTCCGAGTTTGGGAAAGAGGATCACGAGTTTGAGCGCGGGTATTTTTGCGCTGTGTCTGTAATGGCTAAACAATCGGACGACACTTCGCTTGTAAAAGAACTGTTTAGATCGGGTGGAGATTTTAAGTACGCCGATAAAGAAGATATCGAGACGTTTATTGAGCATGGATTAGTAGCCCAATGAGAGCAAACAGAATGAATAAAATCAGGGAAGCGTTGGGCAACTCAAAAAGGTTTGCTGTTTGGATGAAAAACCGAGCAATCTTGACAGATGAGGTTGACCAAGAAAAATCCGCTGATGTGGTAATCCAAAATACAACAAAAGCCATTGCCGAGATTGACCGTATCGAGTCAGAAAAGCCGGACGTCTGCAAGACCGATTGTGAGTTTTACAAAGGATGCCTTGAAACTTTCACGCACAAGAAGTCAGAAAAGCCGCACAGCAGATCAGAGTTTCGCAGATTGGAAATCCAGCGAGAGTCAGAAAATCAGTGGGATGATGCAAATGTGGATGCCTGTATTACTGTTCGCAATATAAGAATAAACGGATTAGAACACGGAATTAAACTACTGCAACAATTTGCCGAGCGTTATTATCAATCACGGACAGGGGAGAAATGATTGACAATTAAAAAAGGGTATGATATACTTTTAGTATATGCAGAGTACCGAGAAAGTAAAACTTAAAGAACCATTGTGGGAGCGACAGGAGAAGGAAACTTCTTTTGCTTACACCCTGTTCTTGAAGTATAAAGACGAAAAGATGAATTGCCTTGGTAATTTGGTGTCACTTGCTTTAAAGCTTGGTAGGTCGAAGAAATACGCGCACAGTTTGCAAGTTTACTCTTGTGTTTTTAGTTGGAAAGAACGTCTTGACGCCTATATTGATCATTTGAACAAGATCGAGCTTGAGGAACAAGAAAAAGCCAGGCGCGATATGGTTCGCCGCCAAGCAGATAATGGTGTTGCATTCCAGACCAAAGCTATGGAAATGCTTGCAAATTTAACACAAAATCTTGATGCTGACGACGTTTGTAGACTAATTGAGACTGGTGTTAAGATGGAACGCATTGCCCGTGGTGCACCATCCGAAATAACCACTGTTGCTCCACCCGAACGCATTGAAACCCGTGAAGAACGAATGGCCAGACTCCATAAACAACTTGAAGATATAAATGGATAAAAACGAAGCCGAGATTGCAAGACTACACCATCTCCAATTCATGAAGACCTGTTGGATGGGAAGTGATGATCTTATAGTTGGCTTTCATACTCGCAAAATTTGTGCACGACTCGACAAAGCATTTACAGACTTCGAAAATGGTATTTCAACTTATCTTTTAATATCGGTTCATCCGAGAGCCGGAAAATCAGACATTATATCCAGGTATGCAGGGCCTCATTTTTTGGGGGAATTTCCAAGCAAGGAGGTTCTCCAAGCTTCATATCAGGCCGACATTGCCGCAGGATTTTCAGCTTTTGGTCGAAACGTTGTCCGTTCAGATGTGTATAAAGAACTCTATCCAAACGTTAAATTATCTGATGAATCAAACCGCAAGAATGACTGGCTTTTAGTGTCTGGAAAAGGAAAACCCACGGGTGGGAAACTTTATGCTTCAGGTCTGCAATCAGGCTTAACAAGCCAGGGTTTCCACTTTGGTGTTCTTGATGATTATTGCGCAGGTCGTGCCCAGGCGGAAAGCAAGGCATATAGGGAATCTTCATGGGGAGCATTTAAAGATGACTTTATGACCCGTCGAGCACCTGTACACATAGTTGTAGTTACGGCTACACAATGGCACATAGACGATATTACTGGAAGAATTATAAAAGAGACAGAATCAAACCCTGATTTTCCGCAGTTTGAAAGGCTTTGTTTTCCAGCCCGTGCAAAAGATTATCGCGGAGAGGGTAAGTATCCCACAGAATTCCTTTTCGAAGAGAGAATGGGTAAAAAATGGTACCTGTCACAATACGCCACACTGGGTCCATATTCATCGGCGGCCCTCATGGATTGTGACCCTGTAGTAAGAACAGGTGGAAGACTTTCTGTAGAATTTATCGAGTATGTGGATTCAATGCCTGAAGTTCATTTTTCGAGAATCTGGGACTTGGCACATACTGCAAAACAACGAAAAGGTGACGACCCTGACTGGACATCCGGTACAAAACTTTCTTTCCAAATGGAGGGAGAAGACCCCATACCCCACCTTTATGTTGCCCATGTATTCCGAAACCGTGAAGGTGCAAAAGTCCGAGATTGTGCAATAGAAGCGATTGTACGGTCAGATTCAGTTTTTGTAAGCCAGTATGTCGAGAATTCACTTGATAATAAGGATGCTTACGAGTATATTACTAATCGAATGCCCGAATTCTCCTGGAACAAATTAATTCTTCCAGGGGATAAAGCCGTCCGTGCAACACCACTCGAAACAATATTTGCAACCCCTGGCCATGTCCATGTACAACGTGGTGACTGGAACAACGACTGGGTGAACGAAATTATGATGTTTGATGGAACGGGAAAAGAACATGACGATCAGGTTGATAATCTATCCGCAGGATATGCAGTATATATAGGGGAACTTACCGTTTTTGATAATGGTTCGGTTTCGGCCCTAAAATCCAGAAGAAGTAAGAGGTAAAATCATGGGTATATTTTCTTGGTTTGGTACACAGAAGCCGGTTCCGGAATCGAGAACCCAAGCCCGTCGCCCGTCACTACATGATATGACCGCAGGACTTCCGGCTAATGAGGAACTTTTAATAGGTCTTTTCCGTGGTACCTATTCCGGAATGGAAAAAGCCACACCACTGGCCAGGGTTCCGATCACCGTACCTTCCAACATGATGGGCATACCTACACCAAAGTCAAAGGACGAAAAAACGCAGGCAGTTTTGGACGAAATTCGTCTACAGATGACACCCGAAATCAAAAACATTAACAAAATGTACTTCCTGATTGGAACGTCTTGGTGTTTCCCGAAATGGGACGCCAAGCAAGGTCTTGTATGGAAAATTCTTCGTGATTCACACATTTCAGACATTCTGATTTCGCTCACCACAGAATTACCAGTCGGAATCATCACCGACGAACAGATTACTGTCACCACTGGCGAAAACCACAACCAGACCATTCGCCGCAAAACCCGATATACACACCAGCAAGTTTCGGTTGAATATCAGGGTCGAATTTCAGACATTATCAAAGATTACTCCATGCGGAACGTGTCAGGTACTCTTCCGGTGATGTTCCCAAGGGAGCCTGACGACATGATTGGCCGTGGTCATTCAATACTTGAATCTGTACTTTGTGACCTCAAGGATTACCACGACATTGACCGCAGAGCATCTGAAACCCTGGGCCGTTTTCGTCCGAAGCAAATTCAGAATGTAGGACCTGGAAAGTGGAAGGAATGGAGACATAACAACGGACTGGATTCCGACGCTGACCTTGCCAATTTTGATGTTGCAGATCAGGACCTCTTGTTTTGTGTAGGTTCCGAAGAAAGTACTGAATATGTGTTCCTTCCTGAAGGTGCGACGTCCTCTGCTGAAAAAGCACTGGAAAGGTTGTACTGGAAAATTATCGAAGGAACCGAGACTCCAGAGATTTTCTTTGGTGGTGCGGTGAGCGGAAACCTGGGCAGTTATCAGGAGCAAATGCAAATGATGATCAATAAAGTCCAGAACGCCCGTGATGAAATTTCCTTCCCGTACAAAGAGCTGTTTAGGGCTTCACTTCGTTTACGATCGATCGTGGACATGGTAAAGTATGACCTCAATTTTGATCTTGAATGGAACCGACTTGATGCACTGTCCGAAAAAGACAAGTCCACCATGTTCGCACAATTTGCTTCTGCAGTTTCGGCTATGGTAACTTCTGGAGCAGTGGGTATCAAACAGCTCTATGAACTTTGGAAGGCCAATTACCCAGGTATTGACGTTGGCACTGAAGAGGAATTCAAAGCAGAACTTGTGAAAAACGCCAACCTCCAGCAATTCCTGAAACAGGATTATGCAACGGGTGAATCGATCATGACCGCCGCTGGGGAAGAAGCCGAGGTTATCAACA